AAGTTTCGGATGGAGCTGCCCCAGAACGGCAGCTGGATCCAGCTCGCGGGCGCCGACAACAAGCGCGAGATCGAGAAGTACCGCGGGATCCCGTTCCATGAGGTCATCATCGACGAGTCGGGATCGTATCCGCCCGACCTGCTCGAGCGCCTGATCTACCGCGTGATCGGCCCGCGCCTCGGTGACTACAGCGGGTCGCTCGGACTCGTGGGGACGCCGAGCCACACGCTCGCCGGCCCGTTCTACGAGGTGACCCGCCCCGGATCGATCGCGGACGGGTGGAGCTCCGGCGCATGGACCCTCCAGGATGCCGCGCGCTCGCCTGGCCCGTGGCAAGCGGTCATGCAGCGGCTGTGGGCCGCCGCGCTCAAAGAAAAGGCCGACAACGGGTGGTCCGATGACCACCCAGTCTGGCGCCGCGAGTACCTCGGGCTCTGGGCCGCGGACGACACCGAGATGGTGTTCCGCTACCGCCCCCACCTCGAGGACGGCACCGCGTGGAACCAATGGGACCCGCCCCGAGACGGCCGCGGGATGGTCATCCTCCCCGAGGGCGACTGGGAATACGTCTACGCGCTGGACGAGGGCTACACCGACCCGTGCGCGATCAACATCTTCGCCTTCAACCGCTACGACGGCCAGCTCCTCCACGTCTACTGCTTCGAGCAGAGGGAGAACATGTTCGCGCGAACGATCGCCGAGCTGCTCCTGGGCCCGAATCGGGACGCCGACAATCCCGCGGGCCTGTTCGGCGCGACGGGCTGGCCCAGCTTCTTCGTCGGCGATCTGGGCGAAGGGCTGCACCTCGAGCTGCGCAATGTCTACGGGATCAACGTGGACCGATGGCCGCGCAAGGCCGATTACAAGCACGACGCCATCGAGCTGACCAACGGCGACCTACTCGACGGCCGCATCAAGATCCTGATGGGCTCAGCGCTCGAGAAGCAGATCGAGACGCTCCAGTGGTCCGTAGACGACTACGGGCATTTGAAGGAGCACAAGGGCATGGCGAATCACTCGACCGACTGCCTGATCATGGCGCGGGACCGGGCCCTACACTCACACCGAGAGGAGCGTCCGAGACCGCAGCCGGCGCCGGGATCGCAGGAGGCGGTGAAGAAGTGGGAGGACGAGTCGCTCAAGCAACTGCTCCAGAAGGGCGAGGGCGATGACTTCTCGGGGATGCTGGCCGATGTCGGGGAGGGGTGGGAGTACTGATGCTGGGCAAAGCGAACTTCGACATCCACGTCGCCATGCTGATCGCCCGCGCGGATGAACTTCGCGCCGCCGGTGTCCTGCGCATCCGCATCGGTGAATTCGAAGCCGACCTCGCGCCCGCGCCGCCGCCCGAGCCTGAGATAGATCACGGCGAGCCCGACGAGTACAGCTACCCGAGCGACCCGCTCGACGATCCGGCGCTCTACCACGACGGTCGCGTGCCGGGCTTCCCGGAGAGGAGTAAGCCATGAGAGCGGATCGCTGGTTCAAGCGCGACAAGGGCGACGTACACGAGGCTGTCTTGCAGCACGTCGCCGCCCTCGAGCGCTCGCAGTCCCACATCTTCGAGCGGTTCTACCGGCTGGATTGCCTCTACGACCCCTACCGCTCCCAGTCCGGCTCCCACTACGACCTGCCGAGCAGCGGCGCGGACGTGTCAGAGAATCTGATCGCGTCCAACGTTGACACGGTCACGGCCATCGCCGCAGCCACCGAGGTCCGCCCGCGCTTCGTCACGGACAACGCAGGGTGGAACGAGCAGCGACGGGCGAAGCGGCTCGGCTACTACTCCGAGGGCATCGCCAAACGGTTCGGAGTCCACCAGGAAGCCACGCTCGCGTTCAAGGGCGCGGCGCTCAAGGGCACGGGATTGGTCAAGGTCTGGGTGGACTGGGACCGGTCCGGCGACAAGCGCGAGCTGCGCATCGAGGAAACGCTCGTCGATGACATCATCGTGGACGAGCAGGAGTGCCGATACGGACGGCCCCGGCAGCTGCACCAGCGCGTGTTCGTGGACCGCGACGAGCTGGCCGACGCATTCCCGGACCACGAGGAGCGCATCCTCAACGCCCAGACCCGGAGCGCCGGCGGCCTCGACTGGGACTGGCATATGTGGGCCGGTTATCGCCCATTCGAGAGCCATCAGATCGTCGTCATCGAGTCCTGGTTCCTGCCCCGCGGCAAGCGCCCGGGCCGGCACACGATCTCGATCGACGGCGCGACCCTGCTCGACGAGGAGTGGAACCGCCCCTTCTTTCCGTTCGCCCGCATGGTCTGGAGCGAGCGCCGACCCGGCTGGTACGGCATCGGTGGCGCGGAACGGATCGCGGGCCACCAGCGGCGCCTGAACAAGTTCAACTGGCAATTGGATCGGATGCTCGACCAGCACGCGATGCCGACCACGTACGTGCACATCAGCGACGCATCACTCCAGGTCAAGACTCGCAACTCGCTCGGCAACATCGCCCCCTACAAGACCGAGAAGCCCCAGACCGTCTTCCCGCAGGCGATGTCCCCCGACATGCTCCTGCGCCGCGGCGACCTGAAGGAGTCCGGCTACGAGGAATTCGGTGTGTCCCGGCTCGCGGCTTCGGCCAAGAAACCGGCCGGCCTCGAATCCGGTGCGGCTCTGCGCGAGTACCGGGACGCGACCACGCAGCGGTTCGCCCTCCAAGAGAAAGCGTTCGAGCGGCTGGTCCTCGATATCGTCTGGCTCGCTATCGATGCCTGCAAGGAGCTGGGCAAGGACTCCCCCGACGTCTACTCCGTGAGCCGGCGCAAAAAGCTGAAGTGGTCCGAAGTCAACATGGACGACGTCAGGCTCCAACTCCAAGCCGCGTCCAATCTGCCCACGACCCCGGCCGGGCGCCGGCAGCTGGTCATCGAGCTCTCTCAGGCCGGCATCGTGAGCCAGGAGGAGGCCCGTCGCCTGCTCGGGCCCATCGACCCGCTCGATGTCGAGTCCGCCCTGAGCCTCTACACGGCCGCGCTCGACCACGCCGACTGGCAAATCGAGGAGGTCCTGGACGGCGCGGTGCTGCACCCGGAGCCGTACATGAACCTGGAGCTGAGCATCTGGCGGTTCCAGCAGGCGTACTTGAAGGCCCGCGTGAACGGTGCCCCCGAGGAGACGGCCGAGCGACTGCGCCAGTGGATTACTCAGGCAGCCTGGATGATCAACCCGCCGGCGCCCGCGATGCCGCAGAACGACAACGCGATGGTGGGCCCGGCCGACCCGATGATGGCCGACCCGATGATGGCGCAGGACCCGGCCCTCGCCGGGGTCCTTCCCGCCGGACCGCCGCAAGCAACCCCCGCAGCCGCGCTTGCACCCGAGGCGATGAATCTGATCGCTGGATAGGAACCCGATGAACCCGATGAAAAGCATCCCCGGAAGATTCCATTTGGCGGCAGCGCAAGAGGCCCGGGAACGCTCCGCCGGTCTTCCGGAACCCGAACTCGCCACGTGGCGAAAGCTCATCGGGGAGGAGATGAAGCGGCACGGCGAGTCGTTCGGAGGTGTTGTCAGCTGCACCCTGAGAGACATTGGCCTGGATGCGAAGTTCGACGACGGCTTCGGCCACCCGGAGGGGGAGCCTTTCACGCTCTGGACGAAGAAGCGCGTCTATTTCCCGGTGGTCTATGACGGCGCCGAAAGAGTGAAATCGGTCCCTCGCTCACCGTGTGCTGAGCCCACCGAGCACGTCGGGGGCTGGTAATGAGCATCGAGATCACCGACGAGCAACTGGTGGCCGAGCTCGAATCCGGCGCCACCGCCGATGCCGTCCTCGAGGGCAACGACGAGCCGGCCAACGACGAGCAACCGGCCGAAGTCGCCAACGACGAGACCGGCGACACCCCGGCCGAGGGCGAGGAAACGGAGGCGCCCCCGGCCGATCCCGCCCCGGAAGCAGAGCCCGAGGTGGACGACAAGGCCCTCGCCGCCATCGAGCGCCGGGAGTCCACGAGCCGGGCCAAGCTCGCCAAGGAGCGCGAGGAGATGCAGGCCCAGCTCCAGCAGCAGGCCCAGGAGCTGGAGCAGAGGTTCTCCCAGCAGTACCCCGCGGACCTGCTCGCCACCGCGAAAGAGCTGCGCCAACTCGGGATCGCGGGCGGCCTCGACAAGCCCGAGGGAATGATGGCCCTCGCGCGCGCGGCCTACGCCCGAGCAAAGGCATCCGAGGGAGATCCCCGCTACGCCGACCAAGCCGCGCAGCTCCAGCACAAGCACGAGGTGTCGAGCGAAATCCAGCAGCTACGGGCCCAGAATGAGCAGCTGATGCAGCGGTTCGAAGAGGCAGAGAACTCGCGCCTAGCCGATGCGTGGCTGTCCAAGGCCGAGTCATTCGCCACCGACGAGACGCCGCTCATTAAAAAATGGGTGGCGGCCGATCGCGAAGAGGCCCACCTAGCGATCCTGCGCGAAGAGGCACGGCTCCGAGACGAGTACGGAGAGGTGCCCAGCCACAAGGATGTGCTAACATCGCTCGAGAAACGACGACGCGCCGAGTTCGAGAAATTCGGCATCGACGTCACGGCCCTCACCGGGGCCACCCCGAAAACGCCAGCCCCAGCCGCCTCGAAAACGCCAGCGGCCATCAGCAGAGACCTTGGAACGTCAACCCAAACGACGTCCGGGACTCGCTCTCTCGATGAGCTGGAGCGTGAGCTGATCGCCGAACTCGACGAAGGTCGAACCCGGCCGTAAGCAACGGGCAACAGACAGACGGTGAGCCGATCCCCGGACAAGGAGATCGGCAATGGCATCTGGCAGCACCATTACCAATGCCGCTTACGTCACGAAGAAGCTCTATCTCAGCGGGGACCTCCCCACCGAGATGGCGATGCGGGACCACCCGTACTTCTCGATGATCAACAAGCGGTCGAACTACTTCGGCGAAGACGCCAACTACAGCTGGAAGTACGGCAACCCACAGAGCATCAGCGGCTCGTTCGCGAATGCTCAGACCCAGTCCGAGACGAGCGCCTCGAGCCCCAAGGGCCTGAAGCTCTCCATGAGCCCGGTGGTGCGCTACGGCATCATCACCATCGGCGGCGTGGACATCCTCCGCACCCGGACCAACAACGCGGCGTTCGTTAGGCTCTTTCGGCACACGGCCGAGGGCGTCATGGAGGAGATGGGAGACGACCTCGCCTTCCAACTCCCCCGCGACGGCACCGGGGCCCGCGGCCAGCGCGCGTCCGAGTCCGCGGACGTGACCACCCTGGTCAACGCCGACGACGCCCGCAACTTCAAAGTGGGCATGACCATCATCGCCAGCGACAACGCGGACGGCTCCAGCCCACACAGCGGCTCGGCGGTGATCCTCTCGGTCAACCTCGACGAGGGGAAGATCGGATTCGACACCAGCGACATCAGCAGCATCGGGGACAACGACTACCTGTTCCGTCAGGGTGATCCGAGCAACGTGCTCGACGGTCGTGAGGCCCTGAACCCACTCGTGGCCCCGTCCGACTCCGAGGACTTCCGCGGTGTCGATCGCTCGGTCTACCCGGAGCTCAACGCCGGCGCGCGACTCGACAACACCGCCGCCACGATCGAGGAGAACCTGGGCCGGCTCGCGGTCAAGATCTCGCAGAGCGGCGCCAAGGCCGAGTGCGCGTTCCTGAACCCGATCAACGTCTGGGCGATCTCAAGGCGCCGGGATGCCAAGGTCGAGTACGAGGACGCGGGCGGAACCGCGAAGTACGGCTTCGAGTTCATTCGCATCCACACCCCCGGTGGCACCCTCAAGGTGTACTCGGACCCCGACTGGCCGACCAATCGCGGCCACGTGGTCAAGATGCGGGACGCGCTCCTGGCCCATGCCGATCCGGTGGTCCACGTGATCTCCGAGGATGGTCGCCCGGTGCTTCGGCAGGCGAGCGACGACGGAATCGAGCAGCGGATCCGCACCGTGGCTCAGCAGTACAACCTCGAGCCCCGCGCTCACGGCGTTTGCTCCATCTGAGGCAAGACCATGGCCAACAACGACATTGTCTGGGCCCGCGGCGAAGCCTACGAGAGCAAGCCGTCGCGCGCATCCTCAGGCGGCACCGCAAAGGGCGTCCGCACCTCGGTCTACGGGGACCTCGCCGCCATGCCAATTGGCAAGGCGCGCGTCACTCTCGCCGACGAGGGCAGCTACTTCGTCGCCACCAACCCGACGCCCGGCACTGGACTCGCGTCCATCGCCGCGGCGGACGGCGTGGACGACGAGGAGGCCCTGCTCTACTTGCGCAACGAAAACGCCACCGGATCGGGAAAGCGGATCTACCTCGACTATCTCCGCGTCCAGACCACGGTCGCGGGGGCGAGCGGCACCAACCTCCGCTGGGTCGCCCAGCTCGACACGGGTAGCGACCGTTTCAGCAGCGGCGGCTCGGCCATCACGCCGGTCAACGTCAACATGGCCTCCACGGAGACCTCGGGGGCGGATCTGCGGGCCGGGGCGGTCGTGCTCACGGCGGAGACCGCGCAGGTGCGACTGCTCGGAAACGGGATCCTTCGCACGGCGATCGCGGTTGCCGGTGATCAGTACCTGTTCGACTTCGGGGGCGCGATCTCGCTGCCCACCGCTCGACTACAGGACGACGCCGACACCGCGAACATCCTCACCTCGATGCCGCCGGTGGTGCTCGGCCCCGGGGACGCCTTCTACTTCCAACTGAACGGGGCGTCGCAGGACACCGCGGCTCAGTACGAGTTCGATCTCGGGTATTGGGAGCGATGACATGAGCCTCGGAGCAGCAGACGCGAAATCCACCCAGGCCGGGACGGTGTTCAACACCATCACTGCCGAGGGAGGCTCGAGCGCGATCACCAAGGTCCACGGGCCGGGGGTGGCCGTGGCCCGGCTCGATACCGGCGACTACAAGCTGACGTGGGACGAGAGCCCCGGGGTTTTCCGGGGCGCCACCGTCTCACTCTCGGCCAACGACCCGACCGCGCTCGCCGGCCACACCGTGGTCAACGGCGAGTTCGAGTCCGACCTGACCATGTTGGTCAACGTCACCAACGCCTCCGACGCGGCCCACGACCTGGCCGCCGACGAGTACTTCACCCTTCGAGCGGAGTTCTCCACCACGGACGTGGATGGAGCGTGAGGCAGTTCGAAATCGGAGCCATCGTAGAGCGTATCCGGCAGCAGTCGGATACGGAGGGCTCCGATTTCGTCGAGGACCCTGAAATCAAGTCCTCGCTCTCGACCGGGTTCGGCGAGCTGTACTCGCTCCTGGTCGAGAGCGGGGCCCGATACTTCGAGGCCCGGCAGTCGATCGCGTCCACGGACCTCACCGAGGACGACGACGGGGGCGCGTTCGTGCCCCTGCCCGCCGACTACCTATCCACCATCGGCGTGGATCGGCAAGAGGGCGGGCGCTGGTGCGAGCTCGAGGAGCTGATGGTCCAGGAGCGGAACACCGTCTTCCGGACCGGGTCCTCGCGCGGAATCTGGTGGGCAACCATCGGCCAGAACCTGCACCTGTACCCGGTCCCGTCCACGGGCACCTACCGGCACATCTACGTCCCCCAGCCGCCCCAGATCCACGCCGCCGACGACAAGGTCAAGATCGACGTCGTCACCCCGGACGGTGAGGCGTTCCTGATCTGGTACGTGGTCGCCGGCGTCATGGCGAAGGAAGAGAGCCAGACGCAGCACGCGGTCATGCACCGTGAGCGAGCCCTCGGCCGCATCCAAATCTGGGCCAGTCTCCGCGCCCTCAACAACCCGCGCCGGCCCCAGGTCCGGGACCCGTATGAAGACCGGTTCCGTCACTGGGGCGGGGAGTACATCTGATGGCCAACGAATTGTCCCTGTCCGTCACCATGACCTACAAGAGCGGCAAGATCGATCGCTCGGTCTCCGTCGCGAACCTATCCCGAGACGTGTCCGGCTCCGTGATGGCGCACGTGGTCCAGAACGTGGGCTCGTCCGAAGAGGCGCTCGATCTCAGCGGGGTCGCCGCCGGCGGCTACGTGTTCATGAGAAATCTGGACGCGACGAATTTCATCTCGGTGCGCCAGGCCACCTCGGCATCGGACCTGATCCGCCTCGACCCAGGCGACGTGGCCCTGTTCCGCCTCGACGACGACGCCACCGCCCCCTTCGTGATCGCCGACACCGCCGCTTGCGACCTGGAGTTCTGGCTGCTCAGTGACTAGACGCTTCACACAACCCTACTCGGCCCGCCTCTCGGACGACGTTGCCGAGCAGGTGCGGAAGAGTCACGAGCGCGCCATCAAGGAGCTGCAAGCCGAGGTGCGCCGACTCGATGGCCTGCCGCGCCGGTTCCCGATCGTGTTCGGCGCCCTCACCCTCAACGCTACCGCCGCCCGGTACCTGCTTCCGGCGCCGCTCACGGACGACGCCCAGATCTCGACCGGGGAGCAGTCGGTGGTGATGGCCTTCCCCGGGGTGCTCCAGTCCCTGACCGTTCGCCAGGCCAACACCAATGGCAACGGCGAGGACGTCGTCTACACGGTGCAACTCAACGGCACCGACACGGCTCTGACCGCGACCCTGGCCACTGGCGCGATCGGGGACGTTACCGCCTTCAAGTCCCGCGCGTACGAGGCCGGCGATCGCGTCGCCGTTCTCTGCACCCCGCAAGGCTCAGGGATTGGAGCCGGGGTCAACATCCAGGTGACCGCGTCCGTGGAGGTGGCCATCCCGTGACCGTCAACTGGGACACCCTCGACTTCCCCTTCAGCGCCGGCCTCGACACCGGCTCGGACCCGCGCGCGCTCGAGATCCCGGGCCTGTCCCGCGCGGAGAACGTCGCCTTCGACAAGCGCGGCGGGCTCCATCTCCGGCACCCGTACGAGCCGCT